TGATGAAACAGATAAAATTGTAGATAAATTTTTCTGGCGCGCGGGACATTTAGAAAGAGTTCCGTTTCTTACAATCAAAAATGATTTCTGTGGTACTATTAAACCGCGCAATCCATATCAAGAATGCGCGATACATATGTTGAATGATAGAAAAGCACCAGTAAAAGTTTTTACATCTGTCTATGGTGGAGGTAAAGATTTCTTAATGTCCGCGCAGGCCCTCTCTTTAATCGAAAAAGGCGTTTTTGAAAAGCTCGTTTATATTCGTCCAAATGTTTCATTAGGAGATATTCCTGATATTGGTTATTTGAAAGGAGATGAATTCTCTAAGTTAAGCTGGACATTAGCTCCACTTTGGGATAAATTTGGCGGGCGTGAAACTGTTGAACAAATGTGTCAAAACGGACAAATTGAACTAGTTCCACTTCCTCATATTAGAGGTCGCTCTTTTACTAATGCTCTTGTATATGTTAGTGAAGCACAAAATATTACAAGAGAAGTTGCTCGATTGATCATTTCTCGCATCGGGGAAAATAGCGAAATTTGGTATAATGGTGATTACCGTCAAGTGGATAGAAGAATGTATGAAGGAGATAATGGCTTGCGCGCAACCATTGATGCTTTAGCTGGTAATCCACTATTTGAAATGGTATATTCTCCAATTACAGAACGTTCAGAGGTAGCGAGACTAGCTGACCTTATAT